ATAGAACAAGCTGAAGCGCGACTCGCACAAATCGAATCGTTCGCTGATCGACGTGTCACCGCTGCCACCGACAAAGAACTTGGTGACTGGCATGACGCCCTCCACAACCAAGCAGTCGTGACTGAGGGCATGATTGTTTGCCATGACGTGATCGAAGAAGAACTTGACGCACGACGCGAAGCGTTGGCGATGGTGAAAGCCATGACAGGTTCTCTGCCAGTAACGAAAGCCGACGAGCAACGATTCACGCTCGGACCCGCGTATGTTCCCGACATCGAAGACGCACATGGTGAGTTCACGGATCAGGACACGTTGCAGAAAGCGTTGTGGGATTGGATGCGCGCAGGTGATCGAACGATATACCTTCAACACTCCGACAAGCCAGCCGGTGAAATGGTGGAGATGTTGACGTGGCCTATGCCTATCGAAACTGAGCTTGAAGTTCCGGGTGAAGGAATTACCAAATATGCGTTCCCTGAAAATACTCCTTTCCTTGGGGTTGTTTGGGAAGACTGGGCTTGGGAACTTGTTAAGGCTGGAGAGCTTCGTGGCTACTCCATCGGCGGCAGTGCTCAAAGAGTCGAAGCCGATTTGCCTGAACACGCGGTTATCTGAATCCTCCTTATTCTGACTCGAACAGGAATTCGGCTGGTACGTGCTTCTTGCATTCTGGTCCGATTGGAAACCAGTACATGTCTCCGCCTGCTTCTTCGTGGTCGCTGTCGTGCCAGTTGCCGTTTTCGTCCATGTAGCTTTGGTCGAATTGGCTGAATTTGTCGATGCCGTATTCGTTTGACAACAAAGTGCCGCCTCCTGCTACGACGTGAACTTCGGCTTTGTTCTTGCCTATCTTCTTTCCGCAGCGGTGGCATCCGAGTCCGTCGGATTGGTTGCCGTGTGTCCAGTCGCTGGGAACGTCCCAAAGTTTGTCGTCACCTACGATTTCAAATGGTTCGCTCATCGTACGTAAGCCTCCTCTTGCTTGTCGGCTATCCGTCGGAAATCTAAGTATCCTTCAGCGGCTTTGAATGCTGCTGATACTGCGCCAGCGTTCAAGTGCGTTAAACCCTTCGCTTTGTAGCTGTCGAACACATCGAACGCCACTAAGTCAACTAGTTGACAGGCGTGACTCCAGTTTCGGGCGTTGTGTACATCGAAACGTCCGTCAAGGGTCTTAACCCATATTGCGTACGTTCCTTTTACTGAAGAATCTATATAGACATCTCTAGACTCTAATTTGACTGTTGATCTTTGGTTTGCCTTCATTTTGTCTCTCCTTAGTTTGGTTTTGGTTGCTGTCGCAGGATGTGAAGGAGTCGAACCTTCCGGGTCTGGGTTTGGAATCCAGACTGCCCCCGTGGGCAACATCCTCTGGTGATTTAGGCTGCTGTGCTGAAAGTGCCGTTTTCGTAGCCGACGATCATGTATGTGCGCTTGCCGTTGGGGCGCTTCGCTGTGTACCACATGCGGTCGTTGCCTTTGTGGTTGTAGGGCTTTGCGCTGATTACTTCGTAGGTGATTCCGTTGGCGCATTTGATGGTGTTGGTGGTTCCTGTCATGTATACAAGTATACACATAGGGATACCCATTGCTACACTAAAACAGGTATTTCTTCAAAAATCTTTTCGGGTGTTTCACACGTACATAGATTCCCGAACCCCCTGCACTAGCATCGCAGTAGTGCCCTCTGTGGCCAGTGCCCAATCGTGGCCGGTCCGTTGGCCGCGCCATTCCCAAAGAGGAGCGCGATGACCAAATATAAAGTGACCGGCGGAGATGACGGCCAATCTGGAATTGAATTCTCAGGTAAGCGTTACGAAGCTGGGGAGACTGTCGAGATGCCCCCGAAGAAAGCTGAATGGCTTATCGAGATTGGCATCCTTGAAGTAGCTGGCAAAGCAGCACCTGAAGCGAAGATCGAAACACCGAAAGATGAGGCCGAATAATGCCTACCTTCATCCACGGCAAAGGAACCAAAACCTATATTGATGAGTTCGACCTGAGTGATTATTTCAACTCGGCTGACTCAACTTTCTCGATGGAAACTGCCGATGTAACTTCTTTCGGTGCGTCTTCAAGATCTTTTATTCCGGGTTTGCAGACTGCGACGATGGGGTTGACTGGCCTTTGGTCTGCTGACGCAGACGGCTCTGATGAAGAACTTAACGCTCTGCTAGCTAATGCAACCAGTCCTCTTTCAACGGTCGCTATCCAAGCCGGAACAATCGGCAACAAAGCGATTCTGATGCAATCCGACGAACTGACATACAACATTTCGTCACCAGTGGCTGACGTTGTTTCTGTTAGCGCTGATTTTCAAGCAACCACTGACGGCACAACCAACCTGACCTACTCAGGGCAGAGCGGTGTACAACTAACAACTGGCGCGTCACTAGCGTTTGGTGCGCTCGGTAACTTGGGGTCAGTTGACAACGCAGCGTCAAGCGCCAATGGCGGCTTCGCAATTCTTCACGTCCCAGCAAACACAGTTGGTGGTGGCGTAACAACAATCAAGGTTCAGCATTCGGCAGACAATGCCACGTTCGCTGACTTGATTACGTTCTCAACGGTTGCGGCTTCGACCAAGACCTCTGAGTTAAAGGCGGTCTCTGGGACCGTCAACCGTTATATCCGTGCCACGGCTGCGACCGCTGGCTCATCCGGGGCGATTACTTACATGTTGTCGTTCGCTAGGTTCTGAGGAGGACCATAAATGCCTACATTCGTACACGGTAAAAGTGTTGACTTTGCTCTCGATGACACGGGAGGCACAAGCCGCAACATTTCTGACACGCTCAACTCTGTTGATTTCCCTGAGACAACAGAAACGGCTGACACGACCGCTTTCGGTTCAAGTAGCCGTTCATTCATCGTTGGTCTAGAATCCGCCACAATCTCGATCAGTGGCCTTTGGGACGCAACAGTTGACGGTTACATGAAAGGCGGCACAGAGCCAGCATCACGCTCATTTATTTACGGTCCTGCCGGTTCAACTGGCGGCAACGTGAAATACACAGGTGAAGCGATCATGACGAACTATTCCGTATCGTCGCCTGTCGGTGACGTAGTGACCTATTCGGCTGACCTTCAGGTCACCGGTGCAGTAACACGCGGAACCTACTAAATCCCAACAAACAAGGAGTGACCTACAGTGTCCAGACTTGCAGAACAAATCAGAGCCGCCCACGATGTGAGCGCAGAGCTATACGAGATACCTGAATGGGATGTCACGTTAGAACTGCGTTCCATGTCGGCACGCCAAAGGGCTTCGTTCGCTTCGAGCGTTGACTTCACGGCTGACGGCAATGTTGAGTTAGACGGTAACCGCGTTGAATTGATGTGGGGCACTGTCATCCAAGCATGTTGTTTCGATCCCGATAACGGTGAAGCCGTGTTCGAGGCAGAAGACATTGAGTGGATGATGGAAGAAAAGAATGCCAATGTCGTTGACTCTCTCGCTAACGCTTGTCTATCGGTATCCGGTATGGGTGCAGATAGTGACGGTGACGCGGGAAAAGATTCCTCGGATTCCGAGACTCCCGAGGACGAGTTGCCCCTGAACGACGTTTCTACTTCCAGTTAGCAAGAGAGCTTGGTATGCCCGTTAGCGAACTCCTAGACCGGATGACTGCGAGTGAACTAACGGAATGGGCTGCTCTTTATTCGCTGGAAAACAGTGAACGGGAGCAGGCCCAGAATCGCGCTCGTAATAAGGCGAGGATGGGCTGATGGCTAACGTCGGTGATGTAAATGTCACGCTGGGTCTTAATGATCGGATGACGGCAGGCCTGCGTAAGGCAGGCACAGAAGTAAAGAAGTTCGGCAAGCTCACTGACGACCAGATGAGCAGGGTCGAAAAGTCGTCAGCGAAACTAAAGAAGTTCGGCGGCGCAGCTTCGGCTATGGGCAAGCAAATGTCTATGAAGATGACATTGCCTATTGTCGCTGCTGGTGGTGCTGCTCTGAAAATGGCTTCCGACTTTGAGTCGTCAATGACGAAGATTCAAAGTTTGGTGGGACGCTCTGCATCAGAAGTTGAAGGTTTGACGAAGAGTGTCCTGTCTTTGTCAGGAAAAACGGCTAGAGCGCCACAGGAACTGGCTGACGCCATGTTCTTTATTACGTCTGCTGGTATTGAGGGTGCTGATGCTGCGAGTGTTTTGGAAGCATCTGCGAAAGCGGCGGCGGTTGGTTTAGGCGAAACAGCGACTATCGCTGACCTTGCTACGTCAGCCATGAATGCTTACGGCAAAGAAAACCTTGGTGCTAGCGACGCTACGGACGTAATGGTCGCAGCGGTTCGTGAAGGTAAACTCGAAGCCTCAGAACTCGCTGGGTCAATGGGCCGTGTGTTGCCTGTTGCTTCAGCGATGGGTGTCAGCTTCAACGAAGTCGGCGCTGCATTTGCTTCTCTGTCACGTACTG